GTGCTGGTGGCATCATTGGAATATCCTTCAAGTCGATTTCAGGATAAACCTGAAATCGACTTGAAGGATATTCCAATGATGCCACCAGCACCGGTTCTTGATCTTCCAGAGTTGATTATTCAAGAGGCTCCAGCACTTAAAGAAGAAAAGCCTAAGACAGAAGTACCAACATCAGAAGATCCTGGTAAAGACCTTGAGGTATATTCTGAAATTACTAAAGGCAAACAACTTCCAGCTACTGGAGATGCTGAAGAATCATATCTGTTGTTCGGGGGTATTGTCATTGCAGTTCTTGCGGCTGGCATGTATGGTATGAAACGTAAAGGAGAATAATATGTTATTAAAACCAGAAAATAGCACGGACACTAATGAATTATTTAAGTGTCATGGCGAGTATGACGTATACCAATATAACCATGGTTATGGAGATGTATACAAAGCAACGATTAGAATTTCTGGACATGATCGAAAAGCTGTTTGGGAACAACTTGACGCAAACAAACCAGCCTATGATGAATTATCGATGACTAGAGGTCTTAGAGGAATTAAGGAATTGGAACCCGGAACTATCCTCGGATTCATTTCCCATATTGATACAACTTTAACTTCTAAATACGAACGTGAACGTCCTCATTTCTTTATGATGGAGATAACATACGTCAAGAACACATTGGATATTTCATTCCGTGAATTCGTTAAAGATTACTTCATATACGGAGGTCAATAATGAAAGATCTTAAAATATCTAGTAAATACGACAATCCTATTTGTACCTTGGAGAATGGTGAAAAACTATTCTCCGCAGAGGTTACATTATACTCATCTGATAAGCAGTTTTTAGAAGAATTTTATGAGTACTATTGGAAGAAGATGGATCTTTTTGAACCTATCAATAATATCGATGGTTCTACAGCCTTAGTTAATCTTCTGGGATTTGTCGAACATATGGACGCTGAAGTTAAACGCAATGTACCAACATTCAACTTCCCAGAATGTAAATACAAATTTGATTTTACTATTATTTATGTAAAGGAACCTAGCAATTATACCACTCGAGGTTTAATGTTGGGATATTACAATTATTTAGTTCAAAAGAATGGAGAAAACAAATGAAACGTGGCCTTAAAAATAAATCAAAGATGATTCTACATACACTGGCATGTATTGAACGTCTTGAGTATTATTTGGAACTAGCTAAAGGTACTCCATACGGAGATGCAAACTTCATTAAAGAAGATATTGCTATTTATAAGAAATATCTTAATCCGAAACGTAAGACAAACACTTATAAAACTCGGGATCTTATTTTAATCAACAGGCTTGTGAATGAATTGCGTATTCATATCAAAAAGTATTTGCATGATCGTCATGGATTAAAGAAGGAGGACAAGTAATATGTCAGTTTGGGAATTAACAGGAATTTCGTTTGTAATCGCAGTGGCATTAGTCTACATATTTTTCAAGACTATGTGGAAACATTTGGATAAGCAGGAGGACTAATAATGAATCGTGTGGATTGATTAGATGAAAGGATACAAATGGAAAACTTAGATTTCGAAAATGTATTTACACCAGAGACTGAAGAAGATAAAATGACTTTGGAAGGTCTCAAAATTCTTTCCGATATTCTCGGAATTAGAAGAAAGGTTGAAGATGACTAAAGGTTATATTATGTCGTCTACCGAATTCAAAGAGACAGTTGAAACAATGGTTAGAGATATGCCTCTAGCTGATATGTTATATATTAACCAATCTTTAATTGAGGCAGCGATTACTAAATGGAAAGAGAAGGATCCTGAGACAGAAATGTCTCCAGCACAAGAGGATTACAAAGCATATTACGTATTCCTCGCAAGTGTACCTGATGGTATTACTGTGATAGATCCTAATCTTTTCGTATTTAAAATTGCTCGTAAAATTGTAGATGCTCTATGTTTATCAATCATAGACTCACGATATTACGAGAACGCATTTCATGATCCGGACGTATCTTATGAAGATACAAAATTCATGTCTGATGTATTCAAGCATGTCTTAGATAGAACTGAAGAATCTATGAAAGAAGATGCTGAGTCAGTAACATTCGAATTCAACAGGAATCCGGATGAAATGCGAAAAGAAATGTTAGAAAGTTTGGACAGAAAGAAACATGAAAGATAAAAAGGTTATTTTATCTAGTAATGACTTCAAGAACCAAATTATAGAAAATATAAAATCAATGGATCTACAAAACGTATTTATGATTGAAGATTTCTATATTGATAGACTTATTACGAGTTGGTGTGAACATCAAGCCCAGGAAGACTACAAGTCATATTTGAACATGATGATGACCATTCCTGATAATCTAGAATTCATAGATTTAGAAGGATTGTTATTCAAATTGTCTAGAAGACTTGTGGACGAGCTTGTACTTACACTTACAGAATCATTTTATTATGAAGATATTGGTATGAACATATCTGAGGATTCTTTCCATCCGTATGAGGAAGATCGTCAGACGGCCTATGTCAAACGTGATAAAGAGTCTATTAAGTATTTCTTGAGTGTCATTGACGTGATGTTCGACAGAATATATGTCGGAACGTCTACAACTAAAGAACTTCTGCAACAAGCTTTGCAGGACAATACATATTTGAGGTAAGTTTGGTATGGAACAGAAACAAAACATCTCGTTGTCTATTTATTACAAAGGGACAACCACAACATTTGGCGGTAAATATGAGGATACATTCCCAACATCTGATGGACGTATTAGTTCTGTTGTTGTGGATATTCCTATTTCTATCGTACATATGTTAGATTTGAATTGTGAGTATGTGCTAGTTATTAACAACAAGCAATATGCTATTCAAGACAAGTCTGTCGGTATCCCAAGTACTGATGGATTTGTCAATACTATTTTATTGGTGAATGAATACGGCTCTATTCGCCGTTTAGGGAGGAAATATTAATGAGAAAACATATTCGTATTCCAATGTCACTTAAAGACATGGACACTCTTCGTGATAATTTTTACGCTTGCAGCTCTGAAGTACAAATGGAACTCCCGGACAACCTCACCATTCATTTCGAACGCTCTGATATGGAGGAATTCGAAACATTTTGAACTGAAGAGGAGATTAAGGAAGTTGAATACATCGACCGTTAAAATTATTTTAACAGCTGCTGTGCTGGTTTTATCCGTACCATTCTCAATTATCTGCGGGATTACGTTAGGGATATTTCCAGCCGTTATTTATGGACCATCTGTAGTAATCGGAATCACCGGAGCAGTATGGATCGTCTTTACAATTACGTTACTTTCCAAAATTTGGAAAAAGTAGTCGCAGAAATTACATAGCAGATAATGAAACGATATTAAAACAAAGGAGGACACAAAGATGTCAAAAGAAACAATCGTTGAAAATCAAACTGAGGTTATCTCAGATGAGCAAGTGAAAGCAGCAGAAGCTGCAGTTGAGCAAGATGTTACAACTACTATCGTAGCTGAACCGGAAAAGCTTACTATGGCACAACAAATTGCCAAGTGGCGTCCAGTGGCTAAGAAAGTACTAGTTGGAGCAGCCTTGATCGGGACTGGAGCTTTCGTGATCTCACTACTCGCTGGGTCTAAATCTAAGAATGACGAAGACGACGTTATTGACGTTGAGTTCGAATCGGAAGATATCGACTAATACTGGAGGGTTATTACACCCTCTTTTTATTTTTTGCCGTAGAAAGGAGGCATAGACATATATGGCGGTCATATTAGAAGATTATGACGCAATGTATGTCCCTGATTTTAACCCTGTCACTGGTAGATTCTTTGTGCCATTAGACAACGCCAGTGATATTACGTTGGCGGATCTAGCAACCGAACTTAATGGTTATAATAATCGTGTTTGGTTTGAAGGAAGAACATATATTGCAGATGGTGTCAAGAAACAAATGGACCCTGTAACATACGAATGGTCTGCAGTATTGAATGTTAGGAGAGTATAATGGTTGACTACAATAAGGTAAAACAAAAATCTACTAAGGTAGAAAAAAATGACGGGACTGCTGTGCGTAAAAAGCAGAAAGCAGTAGCTAAAGGTCGAGTGCGCAAACCTAGTTTGTTATCTCGAGCGGGATTACTATTTTTCGGAGAAGGTGGATTCAAAGGTGTCGTACAACATCTAGTGCATGAGGTTATTATCCCAAGCGCACAAAACACTTTCGTCGATATTACTACAACTGCGATTCGACGTGCGGTGTTAGGTGATGATTATATTTATCATAGACAACCCACACAATACTGGGGTCGTGGACGAAACAATGTAACTCGTATGGACACATATCGAGGTGGAGGACGTATTGACTACGATAGACAATTCAATCGTCGCTCCGAGAAAACCTCAGATGTGTTGAAGTATGTTGACTTTGAAACTGCGCAGGAAGCTCAGGAAATCTTTAATATTATGTTAAGTAACCTTGAGCACTACAAAGTTGTATCTGTAGCAGATTACTACGAACTATCTGATATTCCATCAAGGTTTACTGATAATTCTTATGGTTGGACAGATCTTCGTGGATCTAAGATTGTCGCTGCGCGTGGTGGAGGATATACAATTCAATTCCCACCTGTTGAGGAAATTTAGTTAGGAGTTTACTAATGAAGAAATTCGTTATTGGTATTGGTTTGGTTGGAATCGGTTATGTTATTGGATGTGTACAATCATATTTTACATTCGATGCTATTTGTAAGGAGGACGGAATTCGAATTGGTATGTTCGGATCTGAATATTTGGAGGACGAAGAATGAGACGCTATATAGCATACTTATATTTGTTCGCATGTGGACCAATTGGTTGGCTACTCATATTCATAGATTGGATTAAAAGATAAACGGAGGAAACTAAAAATGAAAAACTTACTTGCTACACTATTTTTACTTTGCATTGGCCCTGTTGGTTGGATCATCCTAGCATTTGCTTGGTTGAAGAAATGAGGCCTAAATGATTACAAAAATTGAAGTAATCTTTCGCGATGGAAGTCGTGAATATTTTAACTATGTTCCTAAAGACCAATATGGAAAGGAACTACGATTGACATATACCCGCAGCGAAACCACAATCACAGTTATTGAACATATGGTTGAAATTAACTCAACTAATGAACATATCTTTGAACGTGACGATATTCGCAAGGTATCTATTACACAAAAACAGGAGGCTTAATTATGGTTGGAGTACGCAAAATCAATTCTTATTCATTGCAATGGACGCCGGAAACGGAATATGCATTTCTCATCGATTATCTTATGCGTAAAGAAGAACAAATCTCAATTAAGCAGAATCAAGTTTCAGGAATGACTATTGGTATGATCAATTCTGCAGATGTATTTGACTTCAAGTCTATGCATACACATTTACGTGGTGTACGACAACGGATCAAAGCACTGCAGAACAAATACGGATTTACTCCGTCTACATATTTGCAATACAAACATATTGTGGATGAGTACCGTGATGCTGCCATTAAACGTGCCCAGCACGGAAAAGAACTACAGGAGGAACCATATGCGGGTTAGGATTTATCAAAAACACACGCATCCAAATCAACAACCTCTATTATTTAGTGAGGTTGCAAACCTAGCCATTGGGAATGGCCTAATCGAATTCGAACATGATGCTCATATTAATAAAGAGCGTAAAGTTCGTGCTATGTCATCATTTGTATTAGAGAATCTTTGTGGATATTCTATTCTCCGTGAAGATCATGATCAATAATTATAAAAGGAGAACACATAATGAAATTACCATCAATTAACTTTGCAGATCTTGCTAAGAACTCTCGCCGTGGTCTAGTTGCGGCTAAAAACTTTGGAATCAAACATGCACCACTTGCCTTGGTTATTGCTGGAGGTGTAGGACTTGTTGCTACTGCTGTGACATCTTACCAAGCAGCTAAGAAAGTCGATAAGACTTTAGAAAAATTTGAGGAAATGAAGGAGGATGGAATTGTCCCATCAAAAGTTGAAATCGCTACTGAGGTTGCCAAAGATATTGCTATTCCTGTTTTGCTTGGGGTCACTAGCTGCGCTGCTATCGGACTTTCATACGCTATACAGAACAATCGCCTCAAAGCTGTTACGGCTGCTCTCGCGGTAATCACAGAAGAACATTCTCGCTACCGCAAACGTGCTAAGGAAATCCTTGACGAAGAAACATTCAAACGTCTTGATACTCCACACGATACACGCAAAATCACAATCACTGACGAAGATGGAAACGAAATCGAAACTACTGTTGAAGTACCTAGCGAAGGGCTTTTCTATGGCACATATTTCAAGAATTCTAACCTCAATGCACCTGGCGAACCAGAATACAATGAACGCACAATCCAAGAAATCTACAATGAAATTCTTATTCCTAAAATGGCTAAATGGGGCGAATTGACATTCCCATATGTGTTAGAACAACTTGGATTTGAAGTACCATCTGCTGCTCTACCATTCTTCTGGTCAGACACTGATCAATTCTATATTGAATGGGATACATTTGACATGTGGGATGAAGAAGCTAAAGCTATGGTTCCACAAACATATGTTCGCTGGAAACGCCCACGCAACCGTTACGCTCCAAACATTTACGCAGAAGCAGACGAACAAGCTTAATTAAATTTTGAAAGGATATTCCAATAATGAATAGAAACTTGAAGATTTTGGGATATACTGTTTTAGTGGCGGGTATCGGATATGCCGGTTACCGTCTCTACAAATGGTATAAGGAAGAAAAGAAGTTGGAAGAAGATGGTCTTTCGTATGAAGAACTGTTGGAAGCACACGAAGCTGCCGAAATCGAAAAACGTCTCGAAGAGCGTGATGCTCTGATGGATCTCGAACGCAATATTGAACAGGACCAAGACCCTCTTGAATTTGGTGATGGACATGCATGGCGTAAAGAAAACGGTATGATTATCCGTAACATCACTCCATATGAAAATGCTGCTGGGATTGAATATGATCCAATGACGGAAGAAGTTATTGACTTACCTGACGGACAAGGTGATACTATTTCCGTGGTTCGCAAATTTGATGAATTCGAAATGAAAGATCGATTCCTAAACTATCGCGACAAACGATCTGCGAAAGAAATTCGTAAGGTCATTGACGATATGATGTACACAATCCGCTCGCTTAAAGCTAATGAAATGGAGTATGAACGTATGATCTACGACAAAGACACGCAAGATAGTTATGATTACTACTGCGCGTTAGTTCTTGACCGTGCAGGAATCCATAATTCAAAACTTATTGATGACTTTGCACCTATCTTTGCTTGGGAATATACTCCTAACAAACAAAACATTGCGCTACTCAACATCCGTCAACAATTGATCGATAAGCGTGTGGAATACTTTGGATTCGCATCTAAATATTCTAGCTGGACAAGTATTGGTGAACTGCTTATTTGGTTTGCTGAAAATCTACACGTTGAAGGTGGTAAGAAATCCGCGACTGAGTATCTGAAATTCATTTTCGATAAGATGTCTATTGAATTCGAAGACTTCGACGCTATCACTCATGATACCTTTATCTCATATTTGGAAAGTGGACGCACTAACAAGCCAAATTATGATGATACTTTTGGTATGTTTGGATTGCCTAAATCTGACTATGATGATTCTAAGTCACTGTGGGACGAATATAACAAACGGATTGAACACGAAGTTGGTTTTGTGGAGCTGGAAGACGAAGAAGGTGATGAAGATGACGACTCGGAAGATTAATCGTCTGATCATCAAGAAAGACGGTAAGGTATATTCTTTCCGTTGTTCTGCAGGAGGTGGAGCAATCTATTTACGAGATTTCGACTTCGTCTATATTGCTTTTGTTGCGGACTTATTAAGTGACGCTAATGAAATGATCATTTCTGGTTATACATCCGGTGGCAGATCTAGTAACGTACATCTGACTAAGTTGGATGTTACTAAACTTTCTAGAAGCGCAATTCATTTATTTGGAAATACTGAAACACATATTCGATCGTTCTGTATATACAACGATTTGGATAATCCATTAATTAACATTAGGAATTGAATTACTACGCGAGACATCGCATCATATTTTCAGAAAGGATTAACCTAATGAAAGAATTATTTGCAAAACTAAAAGAAGGTCTTGCTAATCTTAAAAATTGGCTTGACAAAATCATCACAGATATCGAGTGGGCTTTAATGCCTACTTGGATCATGCGGACAACGAAAGACAAATACAAACTAAGTCACTACCGACTGATCAACGGTTACGACTTGAAACATATGTATTTGCGAAATGGGACTCCCGTACTTCGGTCATATAACCAAGGATGGGAAGCATCCGAATCGGAATCAGATAATTGCGTTGTGGAAGGGTTTTCTAGAAGCCTAACCGACGTATATTCTGCGCGTGGATACAACTTTGTATTATGCGGAGGTAGTCGTATTACCTCTGTTAAGGAATACAAGAATGGAGACGCTCCCACTCATAATTTCTTCCTGGCCAAGAGGAAAGATGAGGACGAGGTTCTTGTCTGTATCCCACGAGAGATCGTGTCAAGTCCTGAGGGTTTAATGAATCGCATGATCTCTAACATGAAAATTAATTCCGAATTCACAATCCAATCTATCAACACATTCTGCTATATCTATCCTATGGAGAAGACTAATGCGGGATATTTGACTTTCGGACGTCAGGTATATGACGAATGGGGCTCAAATGATGGACTTGTGATCTATCCAAAGGCTGGAGATGACCTTTGGGATAAACTAACCCGCTAGAAGGGGTCTAGGAGGCTATATAATGGCGTTTAACGACTATGTAGTTCCTTATTCGATAGAAAGGGCCGACGTACTTAGAAAGTGTGCAGAGAGCGATCTATCGGTCTTAAATGAAGACTATTATAAGGGCTACAAATTCATGTTTTGGACCAAATTATCCAAGGCTAGACCCAATATCATGGTTGGGATAGCTTATGGGGATAATCTTATCAAGATCAATATGGGTAAAGACAAATATATGCTTTGTCCTTATATTGTGATCTCAGAAACTGACAATGATCATCGGATGTTTATATTTGAAAGTTCCGAATCACTGTTGGCTATGGTTAAGGAATTGTTCAAGGCGGATGACTCAGAAGATTTCATCGATACCATATTCAGAAAGTATGCAACAACATACAAATTTATTCAATACAAATCTGATGGTAATGAAATTGCATCATGCCAAGGAACAAACCTACCTGTAATTAATTTATCCTTGGTTAGATATTGGAATAATCCTGATGAACCGCATTTAACTCGTTTGGATATTCTTAATTCTACACCATTGGACTGCACATTTACTCCGGGTGGTCCTGTTGATGTCAAAAACTACTATATTCTTGACGCGACACGCTACCAGAAGGAGCTGGACCATTCCGAGTACAATACATATAATTGGAAAGGAAAGACTAATGGACGAAATAAAAGATAAGGTCGTCTCGAACATGGACGATGCTGAAATCTTTGAAGCTGCCAGGAAGTTGAAAGAACTCTTGGACTCGGCTATTCTACGTAGCGAAATCGTAGGAGAGGCTGACACACGGAAATTACTGTGGGATCTACGAGCAAATCTTCTCGTAGTATTACGTTAAACAAAAGGAGAAACTAATGAAGTATGATATTACTCGATTACCTGTTATCAAATCAAAACATTTCAATGACGAAGCTGTACAAGCTGCTAACGCTGGTATGACCGACGAACAATACACCACCGCTCAAGGACAAAAAGTTCTTTGGTATATGTATGTATTGGACAAATTAAACCGTGGCGATTCTATTTCTGTTGCCGAGCTGCGTAAAGCTGCTAATAAG